CAACAGCTTTAACAATTCTACAAAGCGCGACAACTTCTGCATTCGCTCGTACTACTGAAGGTACTTTCGAAGCTCCTACAAACACAAAATTTGCTGGTACATTAAACAGCAGCGTTCGTGTTTATGTAGACAGCTACGCAGACGCAACTACACCGATCTTAGTTGGTTATAAGGGTCCTAACGAAATGGACGCAGCAGCTTTCTACTGCCCATACATTCCTCTAATGAGTTCTGGTGTTGTTCTAGATCCAAGCACAATGGAACCAGTTGTTTCCTTCATGACTCGTTATGGTTATGTTGAGTTAACAAATACTGCATCCAGCTTGGGTAACGCAGCAGACTACCTAGGCAAAATTGCTATGGGTACAGTTAAGTACGTCTAATTCGTTAAGCGAATTTACTACTCGAATAAAAAGGACTCTTCGGAGTCCTTTTTGCTTTACTAAATATTTTTATGTTTAAAACAGTTAGCTTTGACACTAAACGAGAACGATTGGAAATTTGTGTTAAATGTGAAAAATTTTCTAAATCGTTCAACACTTGCACATCATGCGGATGCTATATGCCAGCGAAAGTTACATTCGCAGACACTGAATGTCCAGAAGGAAAATGGACAACATCAGCACCCGGTGAAAGTTTAATAAATAATATAGAAGAAATGATTCTTAATAGCTGGAATAAAAAGTAATGACAAGTTTATTCACCAAACTACACGGCACAACAGTAGACAGATTTAAAATCGGACATAAAGCAGAACGCATTACTTTGACAGGAAGTACAGCAGGATCTACATCTACAGATTTATTAGACAGAGATGGCAATCCATACTCTGTAACATCAACAGTTTTCTTTACTGCTTATATAGTTGGTAAAGGAACACATACAGCGGCATACGAAGTACAAGGTTGTTATGTATTAGGTACATCAACTGTTTCGGGTTATGTTGTAAACACTTATGTAGATACTGGTAACTTTAATGAACCTAGCTTATCATTTGATTCAAACGGAATACTAACAGTTAGTTGTACAGGCGTTAATGCTGATACAATTGATTGGACAGCGGTCATAGATATCGTTTCAATTTAAGAGAACACAATGTCAATTAAAGTAAATCACTCAAAAGAAACAATCACACCAGAAAGCGGTGTTTTAGAAATTAGTTCATCTGGCGCTCTTAAATTACCACTCGGCGATACAGCTTCTAGACCTGAAGGCAATGAGGGTTTAATACGATATTCGCAAGAGTTATATAATCCTGAATTTCACGATGGTACAACTTGGCGCCTTCTAACAAACAAAGACTATGTTGATAGTCAAATTGGTCAAACTAATACTGACTTATCAAACACAATTAGCAACCTTCAACTAAACGATTTAACAGACGTTACAGTTGTAAATCCATCAGCAGGCGAAGTGTTAGTCTATGACCATATTATCGGACAATTTAGAAGTCAAGTAAATGTACTAACTCCTATCACTAGATACTTTACAGGCGATGGTGATACACTTGAGTTTAATATTCAAACTAGTGTAAGCAACCCTAACTTGTTAGTTGTTTCTATTAATGGTATTACACAAGAGCCATATTACAGTTATACAATAGCAGATGGAACAACTTTAACATTTGATGAAGCTCCGGCAGTCGGCGACAGAATACAAGTACGCATCCTTCGTAGCAATACAACTAGTGATCGTCCAAGACCAAAAATTACAGATATAAGTTATAGCACCATAGGAGGTTACACAACTATTTCTATAGTTGCAGTTGACATTACATATGGTACTGGCGCCAAAATTGGCGGACAAGCAATTACTAGGATAGATTACCCTAGTGAAAACATTCTTCAACTTATGGTTGAAACAAGTAGAGTAACAGGATCCTTATGGAATACTCCGCAAGACTTGACTTTAGTCGACTCTACTGGTAACGAATATGTTTATAAAAATTTAATAAACTTTGGAAATACTAAACCTCAGTTCACAGACAGCACATCATATATTGGGCGTTTTAGGGGTGGAGATAGTATTAATTTTGAACTTGGAGTAAATAATACTACAAGTTTAACAATCGATCCTGCTTATGCAGGTGAAGCCGCAATTACTTGGTTATCAATAAGCGGCAACAGTATCGTAGGAACTGCTCCTAATAATAGCAGCCCTAGTCGATACGAAATCACAGTAACAGCCAGCAACGGTTCTGTTTACATAACAAAGAACTACTGGTTGTTAGTTATATAATTATTCTCATGTTGGGGCACCAAACTTAAAAATGCTAGGGAGTATCAGATGCCATTAATTAGATTGAGATCAAGTTCGATAATTGAAAGTGTACACTTAGGTGGAACACCAACAGCATCAAATCCTTCCACGCAAATTGCAACAGTTCAACAAGTGAATCAAGCAATCAGCGATTTAGTCGGTACTGCTCCTGAAGTATTGAATACTTTAGCAGAATTGGCATCGTCTTTGGGCACAGACGGAAATCAAGTCTAATCTAAGTCTTATTAAAGGCTTATTAATGAGGATAAAAACATGCCATTAATTAAAGCGAGGTCAAGCTCGATTATGGACAGTGTTGACCTGCGTGGTCAACCAACAGCTCCAACAGCGGACCAAACGGTTAATACAAACCAATTAGCAAGTACAGCATTCGTTCGTACTGCTATTGCTGATTTGATTGACGCTAGTCCTGATCTATTGAATACATTAGCAGAATTAGCATCAGCGATCGGTAATGATGAAAATTTTGCAACTACGGTTGCAAATAGTATTGCTACAAAACTACCAAAAGACGGTAGTGAAGCAATGACCGGTGAGTTGACACTTGCTGGTGATCCAACTACAAACTTGGGCGCTGTAACAAAGCAATATGTTGATAATGCTATCAACGCCCAGATGATTTACAGTACAGATGATGTATCTGAAGGTCAAACAAATCTTTACTACACAGATAGTCGTGTTCGTAGCGCAGTAAGTTTAGATAGCGATAATACCGTTGTTTTAGACTATGACTATACAAGCGGTCAATTTACATATCGTCACCCAAGTAGCGATGGTATTTTAGAAGGTGCTACAAACTTATACTTCACAACAGCTCGTGCTCGTCAAAGCATTAGCATGAACAGTGACGATGGTACTATTCTTTCTTATAGTTCTAGCACAGGTGAAATCACTTTCACAACTCCAGATACAGACAAAGTTGTTGAAGGTGCTACAAACTTATACTTCACAACAGCTCGTGCTCGTAATGCAATTAGCGGTGGTTCTAATATCGATTATGATAATTCCACTGGTATCATTAGTACACAAGCAGCAGTTTGGAGTGTAAACGGTCAAGAGCACGATGTTACTTTAACTACTGATAACATCAATGAAGGCAGTTCAAATCTATACTTCACAGATGCTCGTGCAGCCGCTGCAATTGCGTTAACTACAGATGATACAAATATCTTAAGTTATAACACAGGTACAGGTCGTTTTACTTTTGTTACACCAAGTACTGATGCTATTGACGAAGGTTCTGTTAATTTATATTACACAAACGCTCGCGTTCGTGCAGCAATTAGTGCAAGTGGCGACATTAGCTATAATGATGCTACAGGTAACTTCAGTTACAGTACACCAACAACAGACGGTGTAAATGAAGGTTCTACTAACTTATACTTCACTAATGCTCGTGCTCGTCAAGCAGTTAGCTTAACAACTGACAATGCTAGTGTTTTAAGTTATGATAGTACAACAGGTGAATTTACTTTCGCTCTAGGAAATCAAACAACAGACGATGTACAAGAAGGTACAACAAATCTATACTATACAGATGGTCGTGCAAGACTTGCAATTAGTGCAGATAGCAATTGGAGTAACATCAGTTATAACAATGCAACAGGTGTCATTTCTGTAACAGCACCAAGCACAAGCGATGTAACAGAAGGTATAAACTTATACTACACAGACGCTCGTGCTCGTGATAGCGTAAGCGCAACAGATGCAGGCGGTGACGGTAGTTTCAGTTACGATAGCGCAACTGGTGTATTTACATACACAGGACCAAGTGCTAGTGAAGTTCGTGCTCACTTTAGTGCTACAACAAACACAGGTGCTCAGTACGACAACTCGACTGGTGTATTCAGCTTATCTAGTATTCCAAACAGCAGTTTATCTAATGACAGCGTAACCGTTAATGGTGCAACTGTTGCATTAGGTGGTTCTACTAGTTTTGGTACTGATAGTGTAACTGAAGAAACTAATTTATACTATACAGACACTCGTGCTCGTAGCTCTATCAGTTTAACAACTAATAAAGCAAGTGTTTTAGATTACAACAGCACAACAGGTGAATTCACATTTGATTTAGGTAACCAAACTACTGATGACGTAGCTGAAGGTAGTACAAACTTATACTTCACAACTCAGCGTGCTCGTGATAGCGTAAGCGCAACAGACGCAGGTGGTGACGGTAGTTTCAGTTATGACAGCGCAACTGGCGCATTTACTTACACTGGTCCAAGCGACAGTGAAGTTCGTGCTCACTTTAGTGCTACAACAAATACTGGTGTAACATATAACAGTTCTACTGGTGTTATTGCTCTTTCTGGTATTCCAAATAGCAGTCTAACAAACAGCGATATTACTATTAACGGTACTACAATTAGTTTAGGCGGTTCTGGTTCTATCGATACTGATGCAATCAACGAAGGTACAAACAACCTATACTATACAAGTGCTCGTGTTCGTAGCGAACTAAGCGCAAATGACGTTGAAGCTTCTGGTAGCTTTAGCTACAACAGCAACACAGGTGAATTTACATTTGATGCAACTGGTGTTGTTGCCGAAGTTAACGGTCAAAAAGGTTATGTAACTTTAGATACAGATGATATCAATGAAGGTACAGGTAACTTATACTTTACAACAGCTCGCGCTCGTAGTAGCGTAAGTGGTGGTACTGGTGTAACTTATACAAGTTCCACTGGTGTTATTGAAATCGGCCAAGCAGTTGGTACAACTGATAATGTTACATTCAACGATGTAACAGTTAGCGGTGATTTAACAGTTAACGGTACATTGACAACAATCAATTCTACTGATTTAACAGTTACAGATAAGAACATCACTATTGCTGATGGCGCTGCCAACGCAGCCGCAGCCAACGGTGCTGGTATTACTGTTGATGGTGCAAATGCAACAATCACTTATGCAAGTGCTACAGATAGCTGGGACTTTAACAAAGACGTAAACATTACTGGCGGTTTATCTATCACTGGTGATTTGTCTGCTACTACATTTATCGGTGACTTAACTGGTAATGTAACTGGTACAGTTAGTGATTTAAGCAATCACACTACAACTGATTTGTCTGAAGGTACAAACTTGTACTTTACAGATGCTCGTGCAACCGCTGCTATCAGTTTAACAAGTGATAAGACAAGTGTTCTAAGCTATAACAGCGGAACAGGCGTATTTACATTCAATCTTGCTAGTGCAAGCACAAGCGACATTGCTGAAGGTACTAACTTATACTTCACAGACGCTCGCGCTCGCAGTGCAATCAGTGTAACTGACAACGGTGGTGATGGTAGTTTAAGCTACAATAGCTCTACTGGCGTTATCGAGTACACAGGCCCAAGTGCTAGTGAAGTTCGTGCTCACTTCAGTGCTACAACAAACACTGGTGCTCAATACGACAGCGCAACTGGTGTATTCAGTTTAGCTAACATTCCAAACAGTAGTTTAACTAATGACAGCGTAACCGTTAACGGTTCTACAGTTGCATTGGGTGGTTCTACTAGTTTTGGTACTGATAGCGTAACAGAAGAAACAAACTTGTACTTTACCGACGGTCGTGCTCGCAGTGCAATCAGCTTAACAAGCGATAACACTAGCGTTCTAAGCTACGACAGTAGCACAGGCGAATTTACATTCAGTTTAGGTAACCAAACTACTGATGATGTCGCAGAAGGCAGTACAAACTTGTACTTCACAAATACTCGCGCTCGTAATGCAGTAAGTGCAACAGATGCAGGTGGTGATGGCTCATTCAGCTATGACAGTGCAACAGGTGTATTTACATATACAGGCCCAAGCGACAGTGAAGTTCGTGCTCACTTCAGCGCAACAAGTGCAACTGGTATCACTTACAACAGTAGCACAGGCGTATTTGCATTAAGCAGTATTCCAAATAGCAGTTTAACTAATGACAGTGTAACTATCAACGGTACAACTGTTGCTTTGGGTGCTAGTGGTTCTTTTGGTACAGACAGCGTAACTGAAGAAACAAACTTATATTTCACCGACACTCGCGCTCGTAACGCAATCAGTTTAACAACAAGTGATTCTGGTGTATTCAGTTATGATCCTGTGACTGGTGAGTTTGTTTACGACAACACCGGTTTGAATACAGACGAAGTTACAGAAGGTTCTACAAACTTATACTTCACAACAGCTCGTGCTCGTAATGCAATTAGCACAAACGGTTGGCAAATTAGTTATGACAGCGGTACAGGTGTTATTTCTATGTCTACACCAAGTACAGATGATGTAAATGAAGGCACAAACAACCTATACTTTACAAATTCTCGTGCTCGTCAAGCAGTTAGCTTAACAACTGATAACACCGATGCAATGAGCTATGATAGTACAACTGGTGTATTTACATTCACATTAAATTCTGTTGATACAGACGAAATTGCTGAAGGTAATACTAACTTGTATTTTACAACAGCTCGTGCTCGTAACAGCGTAAGCAATGGTTCTAACATTGATTATGATGCAAGTACAGGTATTATTAGCACACAAGCGGCAGTTTGGAGTGTTAACGGTCAAGAACACGCAGTTGTTTTAGACACAGACGATATCAGCGAAGGTAGCTCAAACTTATATTTCACTGATGCTCGTGCAAGAAGTGCTATCACCCTAACTACAGATGACAGCAACATTCTAAGCTACAATACAGGTACTGGTGCTCTAACTTGGGTAACACCAACAACAGACGCTATTACTGAAGGTGTAGTAAATCTTTACTACACCGATGCTCGTGCAGATGCTCGTATTGCAGCAGCAAGTATCCGTGATTTAAGCGATGTTAATAAGACAGAAGCTCTACAAGACGGTTATACTCTAGTTTGGTCTAGTTCTTTAGGCGAATTCGTTCCACAGAACGTCGCGGTTACTGCTACTACACTAAACTTCACTGGCGACGGTACAACAACAAGTTTCAGCACTGGTGTTGAAGTAAGCTCTATTGATAATACTCAAGTGTTTATCAACGGTTTAATTCAAGCTCCTACATACTCTTACACAATTAGCACAACTAGTGGTGTAACAAGTATCGTGTTTGATACTGCTCCAGAAACTAACGACTATATTTTCGTTCGTGTAACAGCAACATCTAGCTTAACAGCTGGTGGTGTTTTAAATGAAACAAGTACAGTTGACGGTGGTACATTCTAATTAAATTTTAGTTAGATCCAGAAAAAGGTGCGTAATAGCACCTTTTTCCATTTACGAATAAGAATAAATATAATAAACTGGATTCGAACAATGCCTATATTTCGTGGTAAAAATTTTGTTAGTGCAGTATCTGATTACAAAGATAGTGTACGAGTAGCTACTAGATCAAATGTCGATATCGCTGCCAATGTACTTGCATTGGACGGAATTTCCTTGACTGATAAGGATAGGGTTCTTTTATTGGGACAAACATCGGCTTCTCAAAATGGGATTTATACTTGGTCAACATCAACTAAAAAATTAACTAGAGCAGGAGATGCTGATAGCGTCTTCGAATTGAGTGCAGGCAACAAAGTTTATGTCGAAGAAGGTAATTCTTTTGGAAAATCTACTTGGACCTTAATTACACAGGGAGTTATAACTCCTGGCACAACTTCTTTAGTTTTTGCTAAAGAAAGTAGAATAGGCACTGTAGATGTAAGCGGAACCTACGGCGGCTCCAATAAAACGCTTCAAATTACTTTAGACGAGACCGGAGAGATCGATAGTATTACAGAAGTTGATATTAACATCGATGGCGGCTCTTTTTAAGTTTTTGCCATACCAAACTAAAGCTTAAACCAAATTTTTGATAAATACTCTTTGAGAGATTCAGGAAATAGATTTCCTACCTCAAAGGGAGTATATACTCAAAATGGCCAATACAATTATTTTAAAGCGCAGTGCGACACCAGGTAAGGTACCTACCACAAGTCAATTAGCATTGGGCGAAATCGGTATTAACACATATGACGGTTTAATTTACATTAAAAAAGACGATGGAACACCTAGCGTTGTTCAAATCGGTGGTGTAACAAGTGTTAATGGTGAAACCGGTGCAGTAACGATCGACACAGGCGATGTTGCTGAAAACGGTAATCTTTATTTTACAAATGCTCGTGCTCGTAGTGCATTAAGTGCAGGCACTGGTATTAGTTACAACAGTTCTACTGGTGCAATTAGCACAGCTCAAAACTTAACAACAGCTGGTAGTCCAACATTTGCTGGTTTAACTTTAACTGGCAACGTCGGTATCACTGGTAGCATTACACCAAGTGCAGATAACACATACAGTTTAGGTGATGCAACTCACCAATGGAAAGACGTTTTCGTCGGTCCAGGTTCTTTATATGTTAACGGCAGTAAAGTTCTTGAAGATGTAAATGATACAATTACATTTAGTGCTGATTTAGATCAAAACATCCGTATTAAGACATTAGGTACTGGTATTCTACAATTAGGTTCTAGTTCTACTAACGTCAGCATCGATGGTACATTGCAAATTGCTAGCGGTAAGCGTATTACCGATAGCGCAGGTGTAGCAGTTCAGTTTGGTGATGCAATCAACATGAACAGCGACAAGATTATTAACCTTGGAACGCCAAGCACAAGTACAGACGCAGCTACAAAAGGCTATGTCGATACACAAGTTGCTTCGATTAGCACAAGCTCTATTAGTCAAGGTAACAGTAACGTCACAGTAACAGACACTGGTACTGGTACAGTTACAGTTAGCGTTGATGGTAGCACAGCTTTAACAGTTTCTAGCACAGGTGTTACGGTTGCAGGTAACCTAACAGTTAGCGGAACAACAACTACAGTTGACTCTAACACAGTTACAATTGCTGATAACATCTTAACACTTAACAGCGATGCAACTGGCGCTCCTACACAGAACGCTGGTATTGAAGTTGAGCGTGGTGACGAAGCTAATACTCAGTTACGCTGGAACGAAGGTACAGATAAGTGGACATTCACTAACGACGGCGCAGTTTACTACCCAATGGCAGTAAGCACCGATGATTTAGCAGAAGGTACAACAAACCTATACTATACAAATGCTCGCGCCCGCGGCGCATTAAGTGTAAGTAGTGCTACAGGTATTAGCTATAATAGCGGTACAGGTGCATTTAGTTTAGGTTCTATTCCAAACAGTAGCTTATCTAACAACAGTATTACAATTAACGGTAGTGCAGTTGCTTTAGGCGGTACTCGTACATTAGATACAGATGCAATTAGCGAAGGTTCGACAAACCAATACTTTACAACAGCTCGTGCTCGTAGTAGCGTAAGTGCTGGTACAGGTATTACTTACAACAGCACAACTGGTGTAATTGCAACTAGTGCAATTCCAAATGCGAGTTTAGCTAACAGTTCTGTAACAGTTGGTACAACAGCAATCAGCTTAGGTAGCTCTAGCACAACATTAGCAGGTTTAACAAGTGTTACATCTACAGGCTTTACTGGTGCATTAACTGGTAATGCTTCTACAGCAACAGCATTACAAACTGCTCGCACAATTAACGGCGTAAGTTTTGATGGTAGTGCTAACGTCACTGTACATACAGCTGGTACTGGTATTAGTATTTCTGGTGCAACTGTTTCTATTGATACTGGTACAACAGTTGATAAGACAACAGCTCAGACTTTAACTAATAAGTCTCTAAGCGACAGCTCGACATATTTCGTTGATGAAACAGACGGTACTAAGAAACTACAGTTCCAATTAAGTAGCATCACAACAGCTACAACTCGTACTTTAACAGCACCTGATGTAAGCGGTACAATTATCACAACAGGTGATACTGGTACAGTTACTAACACAATGTTAGCTGGTTCTATTGCTAACGCTAAATTGTCCAATAGTTCTGTAACAGTCAACGGTACAAGTATCAGCTTGGGAAGTTCTGGCAGTTTTGGTACAGATAGTGTTAGTGAAGGTGCAACAAACTTATACTTTACAAATGCTCGTGCAAGAGCCGCAGTAAGTGCAAGTGGTAGCTTATCATACAACAGTACAACTGGTGTATTCAGCTACACAACTCCAAGCACCAGCGGTATCACAGAAGGTACAAACTTGTATTATACAGATGCCCGTGCAAGAGCTGCTCTTAGCTTCACAGCAGGTTCAGGTGGTTACAACAGCACAACTGGTGTAATTACAATTCCTACTAACACTAACCAATTGACTAACGGTGCTGGCTTTATTACAGGCTATACTGAAACTGACACATTGGCAAGCGTTACCGGTCGCGGTGCAACTACTACAGCGGCATTAAGTACAGGTGCGTTAACAGTTACTGGTGCAATTACTGCTACTGGTGAAGTTACAGCTTACTACTCTGACGTTAACTTGAAGAAAGATATCGTTGAGATTAGCGGTGCGCTTAACAAAGTTGAAGCGATCCGTGGTGTTCACTATCGTCCAAACGAAACAGCTCTTGGTTTAGGAATCGAAGACAAAGCTGAGGTTGGTGTTATTGCTCAAGAAATTGAAGCAGTTTTACCAGAATTAGTTGTTGCTTCTGCTTTCGAAGGCTATAAGACTGTCAAGTACGATAAGTTAACAGCTTTATTAATTGAAGCAGTTAAAGAACTAAGTGCTAAAGTGAAGACACTTGAAGCTAAGTTGGGTAATCAAGCCTAATATTTCCTAACAGTAAGCGGGATTTTTCCCGCTTATCATGGATAAATAAAACCATAACAGGAGATATAAATGGCACTATTACCAGCAACTGGTTCTGCAATTACTATGGGTAGGGTCAAAGCTGCGTACACAAACGTCGCAGCAGGCGCAGGCCAAAACATTACTTTGAGTGCAATGTTGGGACCTTACAAAGGTAAGACAGCAGGAACAGCAATTAGTTTCAGTTCTACTTTCGGTGGCGCAACCACTCCATACGCATACTAATAAAAGTATTAGGAATCTAACTATAAATACCTCGAGAAATCGAGGTATTTTTTTGCCTGATAAGGATACAAATGAATAAAGACAATTTGAACAAACTATTTGAACTTTGCCCGTTTAATCCCGTTAGTACTTTCGAACAGGATAATTTCGAAAGTCAAACAGGAGCCGGCTACCCACGATACTTAATAGAAGTATTAAACAAAATCCGAAAAATTGATAGCGAACTAAGCCATGCTGCAAAAGCCTTTGAGAGAAGTTGTTTAGTTGAAGAAAGAGAAAGATTGATAGCATTATTAGATGCACAAGACTTTAATCAACTAAAAGACGCTCTTGCTTCTTGGCAAGACAGCGATGAAGATTATTGGATTGAACAACTAGGAAAAATTGCCGCAATTGAAATTATTGCAAATGGCAAACCTAGCGTTGAAACAATGACTAAAATGGCAAAATTGCCAGAGGATGCCTATATTAAAGCAACTCAACTTTGTGTAAAATTAGCAAACGCTATTAAGGCAAAAACTACACAGGCTGAAGAGGAAATTGGTATAAGCCCGGGTGATGACTCTGTTGATGACAGAGCATACAATATGCAAGATCCTAACCAACCTGTTAAGAAAATTTTACTTAAAAAAGTTAAAGAATGATTGATTATAAAAATGTAAAACTCGCAGTTTGTATCCCTACTAGGGATCAAATGCATAGCAGGACTACTTTCTGTTTATATAATTTAGCAGATAGACTACGAGCAGTTGGTATTGACCATCGACTCTTTTTAAGTCCTGGTACATTGATCGCTGACCAACGAGCAGAGTTAGTTAAAGCATCTAAAGAATGGGGTGCAACTCATTTAATGTTTATTGATAGTGATATTATGTTTGATCCGCAACACGCTCTAAATCTATTAGACTTTAATGAGATGGTTGTTGCCGCCGCTTATAGCAAGCGAGTTGAACCACTAATCAGCACAGCATGGTTTAGAATTGATGATTGGAACACTCATGTTCGTTTACATAACCAAACACAAAGTCATGTTAACATTGAAGCAGTTGCACTTGGCTTCTGTATGATTAATATGGAAGTGTTTGAGAAAATGAAAGAACCCTGGTTCTCGATTTGCTTTAGAGAAGGTGCGTATACTGGAGAGGATATTGAGTTCTGTAGAAACTGTTTGTATGAAAACATTCCTATTTGGCTCGATGTTAAAACAAGCTTAGAGATCGGTCATTTAGGTACTAAAGAGTATCGGAACGACGTCGGTATTCAAGTAGCCCTTGCCACTTAAGATTCCAGCGATTCAATCTTGATATATTAATCGCCGCACATTCTTTATTCTCTACATCAGCAAAATACCTTTGTACTGCTAAATCTTTTTCTGTAGCTTCTTTTAAAAGATTTAGCGTACTGTCTTTATTGCTTAACAGCATCTTGAGAATAGGATGATCTGCGTTTTCTGTGTTTAGTAGATGTTGCGTTTGTAAAAACCAACGCTCAACATAACTTGTTTCTGGTTTGTATAGACTATTAAGTAGTGGATTGTTTAACCTGCAATCCCAGCAGTAATAAAGATCTATGCTTCGAGCAGTTTTAAGCGGCTTTTCTTTCTTCGGAAATGGTATTATTTCTGCCATTTTTCTTATCAACCCAACTATAAAAATTCTTGAACTTGTCGATTAGTCTGCTTGAGCTAATCATTTGCCTAGTCTTAGGATGCAACGGTCCTGGTAACCAATTTATATCAGTCCACGCATATCCACTGTTCTCATCATTCAACTCAGGAACAAATTCATCTTTAACTAACACAATAAATGTGTCATATATAAAGTCCTTACTTCTGCTTTGATACCTGTGTAAAGGTATAATTTTTTGTATCTTTGTTAATTGTAATTCTTCTTTTAACTCACGCTTCAACGCATCTATTTGATGCTCATCTTTTTCTACTTTACCGCCTGCAAACGTCCATGTGTTAGGATGTGTTTCAGAAGAGGAGCGTAGTACAGTCATGACCTTCCCTGTACCTTCACTTACAATAATAGCTCCTACACCCTTAAACTGTTTCACAAGTATAATCTCCACCAGCCGTTTTGATATGTGCCTTCTGTAGCACTAATCCACTGACCATTGCGCCATTCATAAAGAATGTTACTTGCACTATTTAACACTATGGCACTGTTATTTCCTTGCGAAGAAAAACTCACAGTCCATGCACTTCCATTGTATTGAATAATGTCATTAGCTAATGCATTAGTAACACCCCATGCAACAGTATTAGGAACATCTGATAATACTAGATATCGTTGTCCTGTTTGACTTGGTAATAGTCTGGTACCAGGAGCGGCAGTTGTTGGATCTATAATTGCATCGACTGCTGGCTGTGTAACTTCCGGCAACGAATCTTCTAGTATACTCAAATATAAAATGTTAGTTTCTACTTCATCTATGCCATCGATAACAGCTACGATGTCAGAAGAGTCGTCGCTAGGATCAATGCCTCTTCTTAGTCTTAAATTACTAATACCATATCGCAATTCTCCATATGGTTGTAATATATTGTTCCAGTCTAATGTATTACCTTGCCCGTCTGTTACGCCGCCTGCACTGTTTAATAGTATAGCTCGATTACCTTCAACTTGAACTTGTAATTTTAAATCTTCAAATGTTACAACTACCCATTGTTTGTTTGGTACAGGATCACTTGGTACCCAATCTAATTGCTCGCCATCGTATTGTTTTTTGATTTGAGTTAAAATAGTATGTATAAGAGTTTGACGTTTAACTTTAGCTGGAGGGTTAATCAAAATAGGAAGTGTAAAATTCAACGCCGCAACATCGATGATATCGTCTGTTCCTTGAGGCACTTGACGCACACTCCAAACCACATTCACTAACTCTGTATATGTTAAGTTAGACCAGTCAAACGGATTATCGTTTGTTTTTAAGTTGATACTAGGGTTGAATAAAACTAACAGTTGTTCGAGTATTTGTAATTTTTGATCCGTATTGCTTGTCCAAATATCTACTTGTACAGTTAAGTCGTATGGTACAGGCATATACTTTTCGATAGTATAAGTATTGCCAACTTCACCATCTATATACTTGCCGGTTACTGGATCGAATTTCTTTTCGTAAACTCTTGTCTTATCAACATGAGTAGGATTAGAACGACGTTCGCTACTGATTTGTAAATCTGTAACATAGCAACTTATAAAAGGCACAGTGTTAACCATATTTTCAGACTGGTTCTTCATAATGTGAGCAGCCATACGGTTAATATCGCCATAGCGAACAGGAACTTGGATGTATTCCTCATTGCCATGTCGGTCTTTGCCTGTTTTAACGCTAAACCCTCCCAGTATTCGCATAAACTGAGTTAGGTATTTTCTTATCTGTTCATCGTAAAAGAATTGCATGGTTAGTAATCTGTCTTAGGTTTAACAACTTGGCTAAGTGCTTGACGTTCTGGCATCTCTTGATTGCCGATCACAGTAGTATTGTTATTGTTAATGAACGAAGAAGCGTTCAATACACGATCTCTTAAATCCACTGGACCATTTTGCATTTCCATGCGTTGCCAACGAGTTCCTCTAAATGCAAATAGTGCAGGAGGATTGTAATCTGTACGCAAGAAGAATTCGCCTTGTGTCGGGTTTAGCGGGAAGCTTAGACCTTCACTTAATGGTTCACCGTGAACATAAGAAGGGTCTGCGTTTGTTTGATATTTCTTACTAGTGTCTTGTAACAAGTTAGAATCATTATCTAAGATGTTAGGAGCAAGTTTTTCACCTTCTGCAATAATAGCATTACTAATTTGTAGTTCGCGTTGATATGTGCTTAATGCATCTTTTAATGTGTCTACACCATTGTCTGCTTTTTGTTGTAGAATATCTCTGTATTCTTGTGCATCTGTCATTGGGCTTGCTTTGATACGCCAAATGTGCGGATACCAAGTTTGGCTAAAACCTTCAGCGGCACGAGCCGCATCTTGGATAACATAGAATTTATTAATAGCCGGTTTGCTTTGATCTAACAATAAATCGTCTCTAACATGAGGTAACTCGATAACATCACCGGCCATTAGTTTGCGACCCATTCGCTCTACCATATCGTTTGTATGGAATGTGATAAAGATAGTATCAGCACTTAGGAACAAACCGAATTGTGTTAAGTCAAAGTCTTGGTCGCCGACGTTGTATACTCCGCGAAGTTCATAGACATCAGGATCATATATCCTGTCTCGATTTTCTAAAAATAGTAAGTCTTGAATCTTGGTTTCATTTAAGATATCGTCGGCTTTATAGTTTGGCTTAGTGGGATTATCACTAGCACCCTGATCGGCAGGTTGTAAGTATTTGTGGACCAAAACTGAAGTACCACCGACTAGAAACTGTTCACGGATAACTTTATCCATGAAGTGGAAGTCGTTAGTTTTTTCGTTTTTCCAAAGGCTTAATCTTGGCATAATGTACTATTTACCTGTCTTTCGGACATCTTGAAAACAAAAATCCCGAAAAACAGGGCATTTGCGCTTACGATTATGAGCCCTTTTACTATATAATACTGTGACAACTTTAACAAAAGGAAAAAGTAACATGAAAAAGCATATTTTGGCAACTCTACTAGTTGCAGTAACAGGCGTAGCAAGTGCCCAGGTCGCAATCACTGGTAAGATCGGTGAAATTGTTGACCGCACAAACGGTACTACTGGTCTAGTTACAGAGCCAACAAGCAACATCACAATCTCTACTAAAGAGGATCTAGGTGGTGGCTTACAAGCTCGTGCAATTTTCGACACAAGTCTTCGTAGCAATACAATTGCCGGCACCGGTACACAACTAGGTGATCGTCAAGGTACAGTCGGTCTTGCAAACAAATTAGGTAGCGTTGATCTTGGCCGCAATGTTCACAGCCAATTCTTGGCAGTAACAAATAACGATGTATTCGGTACATTATATGGAAGCATTGCCGGTGATGTTCACAATCTTCGTGGTCTTCGTTTTAGCGATGCTGCTTTCGTTTCTGTTAACGCTCCATACGGCGTAACAGCAAACTTCGACCGTACACAAAATAATGTTGGCGGTCAAGCAAGTGCTTATAGTCTAAGCAAATCATATGCAGGTGTTAACGGTACTTACGCCCACTACGGGCAAGGTTCTGAAACTACAACAGTAGTTGGTTTAAACACTAAGCTAGCAGGCAACACTGTGACTTACATTCACAGTGAAGATAAAGGCTTAGTTGCAAGTAAAGGCGACAGCGTCGGTATTGCAAGAGATATCGGTCCAGTGACAGCTAAAGTTAGCTACGGACGTACAAATCGCGATCTTCGTGCTTATGCAGTTGGTGCAGACTACAACCTAAGCAAGCGCACAGCCGTTACCGTTGCTTATCGCAATGTTGACGCTTCAGCAGGCTACACAGACACAAAACAAGTTGGTGTAGGTTTAGTACATAAGTTTTAATTAAAACTTTAGTATTACAAACCCGCTTCGGCGGGTTTTTTATTGGCACAAATTGGTTTCGGTGCTATAATACAATTATGATTACAGCTGACAAACTTCGTTTCCTTACTAACATGCCCTTTTTTATGCTTTTTGAAGGCATTCAAAAGAAGGGTTACAAAGGTTCTCAATTTTACGGCAGTAAATTTTTGGGCATTACAAACGGTGGGCAGTTTTGCTATCTTGGATATTATGTGGATAACGAAGAAGGTGAAGAACAGTCTTGTAAGGTTTTTGTAACTTATGATAGTGCAAACGATAGCATTACATTTGGATATTGACACAAATTGGTAAACCCTATACAATACTTGTATTGTAGTTAATTAGGTACGACAAATGGAAATCAAAGTAGAAGGCAGTCGCAGAAACAAAAAGTTCGTAGAAGCCATGCTGCCTTCTATGATTAAACAACTTAAACTAGAATCTAGCAAAAAAGCATTGCTGATTCGAATTGCCGACGAGTGCGAAGACAATCAAGGCATTACTTTGGATTTGACCAAAGCAACCGGGTCGTATCTGATAATTATTAAGCCCACCCGCAAACTCAAAGAAATTGGTGTAACACTTGCACACGAATTGGTGCATGTCAAACAATTGGCAAAAGGTATTTTGAAATATACAAAGTCCGGTGCTAACATATGGGCTGGAAAACGCTACAGCAAAAAAGTAGCATACTTGGATCGTCCTTGGGAAGTAGAAGCATTTTCCCGTCAAGAATTGATCCTCCGACGAGCAATTGAAGAATAAGGAAACAACATGGCAACCAAACGAGCCCCTAAAGTAGCAGACAAATTGGCATGGCGCTTTGAAGCCCCTGCCAAAACAGTAGCATACCGAGAAGTGGATTCTAAGTATGTAGGTGAAGAACCCCAGTACCCTGAAGTTGATGCCCAACGAAAATGGGATAAGAGTGAATACAACGTCAAGTTGATGCGTACACTAAATTGGTATGCACATACTCAAGATAAAAAGAAAAGTGCAGAATGGCTAGCTACTTTCCTTGAACGAAATCCTAAGCGAGCTAAACTAGCCGCGGCAGTGAGAAAAGGTGAAGTGTGGCCAGGTGCTACTGTGGGTTTTGCGCTTCGAGCAGGTCGAGTTGGTATGGAGTTGCGTTTTGGCACCTTGCGTAAACTAATGTCTATGCTTAAAGATGCAGATGCTAATCGTGTGGTTAGTAGTCTCGAACCGACAGAAACCAAAGAAGAAAAGAAGCCAGCATTTAACATCCAAGAACGTCTTGCTGAAAAAGCTAGCGAGTGTGCAGGCGAGATTGATGGCAAGTTCGACGACTTTATTACTACAAGTGATTTTAAAGGCGATCCAAAAGCAGTTGAAGTGTTGACACAGTTCAACATCCAACCTGCTCATGTTAAGACTATTATCACTTTGGCAGAGAAGCGTATTAAAGAATACGAAGAATTGCTGACTACTAAAGACAGCCAAATGCTGGAAGCATATAAGCATTATGGCAAGCGCCAAATTAATGCAGTGATTAAGTGGTGGACTCAAGTTGTGGCAGACTGCAACAGCTACGGCATCATCAAGAAACAAGCTAAAGCCCCGCGTAAAAAGAAAGCAGTTACACCTGAAAAGGTTGTTAGCAAGCTCAAGTTCATGAAGGAATTTGCAGAGCTCAAACTTAAGAGCATTGAGCCTACGCAGATTGTTACAGCTACAGAGCTTTGGGTTTATAACACAAAGAACCGTAAGCTAGGCATCTACATTGTGGACCAATATGCAGGTGCTCTAACTGTTAAGAACAGTTCTATTGTAGGTTTTGATGCCGCGGCAAGTGTGCAAAAGACTATGCGTAAGCCAAAAGATCAACTCAAAGACTGGGCAAGCAATGGCAAGCCAGCCGCTAAGAAATGGTTTAAAGGTGTGCGAGCTACCGAGACTAAACTTAATGGGCGTATTAGTGCAGACATGATTCTGCTTAAAGCATACAAATAAGTTAGCCTTCCTTTTAAATCTCCCGATAAATACAATATCGGGAGATTTTTTATGGGTATAAAAGACGAAGTTATTAAAGATATAGAAGTGCGCTTAGGCGGTGGCATGGTCGATGTTGAACTAGATTCGGCACATTACGACTTAGCATTAAACCAAGCGTTAAGAAAATATCGTAGTCGAAGTAGCCGCGCAGTTGCAGAAAAGTTTATTCCGCTTGATATTAAATCCGATCAGCAAATGTATCAACTGCCTTTGAATGTGCAGTTAGTTCGTGACGTTATGTTGCGTCAAACAGGTACAGCAGGAACAAGTGGTACAGGTGTAGACTTTGAACCGTTCAACACTATGTACTTGAATAATATGTTATTGCAAAACTCAAGTAACTTTGCGGGTTTATTAAATTATGAATTGTATGCTGATCGCAGAGAGTTAATTGCTCGTATGTTTGGTGGCTATGTAACATTTACATTCAATCAAGCAGATAAGAGTATCATGTTACATCGTAAGTTCAGAATGGACGATACTGTATTTGTTTGGTGTTGGGTTGAACGAGACGATGAAGACTTATTAATTGATCCTTACTCAAGTGTGTGGTTGAGAGATTATGCGTTTGCTAAAGCTAAGTTTATGTTAGGAGAAGCTCGTAGCAAGTTTGCTACAATTGCAGGCCCACAAGGCGGAACAAGCTTAAACGGTGATGCATTAAAAAGCGAAGCAGCCGCTGACATCGAAAAATTAGAGTTAGATTTAACCAACTATACAGATGGCGGCGGCTTTGGAGGTTTCATAATTGGATAAGCAATTTAGAATCACTACTCAAACTTTTCGTTTAGACGGTGATGATCCAAGTATCCCGGACAACTATGTAGACCCGCAGGCTCTTGCTGAATTAAAAAAACTTGCTGGTATTGATAGCTTGTCATTAATGAAGCCATATACAGTTAATGAAGAAAAGAACATTAGCAGTGCAGGAACCGAAAAAGCTCAATATCAACGCAAACATAACATTCAGCCAGGGACAGATGAATGGTTCAAATTATGGTTTGCTCGACCAAAACTAACTGGCGAAGATCCTACGCCAAAAGATTAAAAAACTCTTTACAAATAGATTACATCACTATATAATAGTGTTATGAAAATTTATTTAGACATGGATGATGTTGTGGCTGACTGGCTAAGCCACGCTTACACTATTTTAGGAAAACGCTGGGAAATGGGCGTTCGTATTCCTCAAAACGAGTGGGACAAGTTAAAAGATGACATGCGCTTTTACAGAGACTTGCCGCTCAAGCCGGGTGCTCATGAACTAGTCGATTACTGTCAAAATCTTGTCTACACGGGTAAGGCAGAAGGATTGTTTTTCTTATCGGCTATTCCTCATGACTATTCTATGCCTTATGCTACACAAGACAAAGTGTGGTGGGCTAATGAACATTTCCCAGGCATCCCTGTCTTTATAGGACCTTTTAGTCACGACAAGTGGCGTAGGTGTACTCCTGGAGATATTCTAATCGATGATAGAATAAGCAATTGCGAAGAGTGGCGTCGCGAAGGCGGCTTGGCTCACATCTATCGTAACTGGGAGGATTGCAAAATATGGCTGGAGAACAACATAAAATGATTATAGGTGTTTGTGGATTAATCGGCGCTGGCAAAGATACCATTGCAGACTACTTAGTTAACATTCATGAGTTTAGACGAGAGAGTTTTGCGAATACACTAAAGGATGCAGTAGCCGCAGTCTTTGGATGGGATCGTACTTTACTCGAAGGACGAACGAAAGAAGCAAGAGAATGGCGTGAGCAAGTGGACCCTTGGTGGGCCGAACGCTTGGCTATGCCCAACTTAACCCCACGCTGGGTATTACAATATTGGGGTACCGATGTTTTAAGAAATCATTTTAATGATGACATCTGGATCGCTAGCTTAGAAAATAAACTACGAAAAACCAAAGACAATATTGTTATCAGTGATTGTCGTTTTCCTAATGAGATTAAAGCTATTAAAGCTTTAGGTGGAAAAGTTATTAGGGTAATGCGTGGTGATGATCCCGAGTGGATGTATCATGCAATAAACTATATGTCTGGTCCTACTAAAATAGGATGGGCGATAGGCAAAGATGCATTAGTTAGAGCAGGAATACATGCCAGTGAATATAGCTGGGCTGCAACAGAGTTTGATGCAGTATTAGA